ACTAATATCAATCCCTTTTTGTTTGCACGCTCTAAGAAAACTGTATTTTTTCAATCGATTATAATAATAATCAAAATTTTCAAGTTGGCTTAATTCTTGAATTTGGTACAAATATTCTATGCCATTATTATCATTAAATATTTTATATTGAATTTCATAATTAGAAAGAAATCCGTCAATCTCCGCAGCATCTATTTTTTCCGTACCATTTTGATACAAATTATTAATTGCTGCAAATATAATTTTATGAAAGGTTTCTGGAAAATCGTCTTTCGTTAAATTATAATTAAATGCTTGACCTAATAAGGATGGCTTTTGCAATAAACACCCCAACACTTGAATGATCGAATTTTTATCCTGAATCAACATATCACATCCCTTATAGTGACGAAATATCAATTAAATTTTTGTGTTTAGTCTTTTTTCTATTTAAATCAACATAGACATGCTGAATATCATTCTTCTTGTAATTTTCTAAACTTCTTTCCACATTCAATCTGGTTATATAATGCCTTTTCGCTTCTTCATACACAAAAGGCACGATTCCAATACCCACATCATCCAATACAGGGTTGCCTTGAATTTCATAAAAATATTGTAATGATAGCTTTATTCCTTGTAATTTGTATCCATATTCTTCACGAAACTCTTTTATTTGTTTCAAGATCATGCCAGTTGGAGCGTCTAAATTATATAACTGACAAATATAATTAATTAATTCTTTATAATCTTCAGATTCACGCCTTTTCTCTTCTTCTTCTTTTTCTTTTTGTTCTAAACATTCAGAGTGATAATATCTTCTTTTATGTATAACTGCATCTTCTTTATTTAATTGTTCTTTGCAATATGGACATGTGACAATTTTGTTTGATACTTTCAATAATATTCACCTGCTTTGTGAAAAGGGAGAGTTAATAACTCTCCCATATATAAATATTTTATTCTTGTTCTGCTTCTTCGAGTAATTCCTTTATTTCATCCAAAATAACAGCCATAACTTGAACTTGATTTTTTGTACATTGTGTAACTTTCGCTCCAATACCTAAATGCTTTTCAACAATTTCTGTCAATTCTTCAAGTTTATCAAGTTCAGTTAGTTTTGCTCCCACTTCTTTAATTTCGTTCATTAATTCATCATAATCTAATTCTTCTGATTCAAATAATTTTTTCTGCTCCTCAAATGATACAGCTTTAATACCTTCTGCCTCTTCTTGTTTACGAATTGCTTCAATTACAACTTTTTCAAGATTTTCAGCAGTAAAAGTTTCAAGATATGTATCAATATAATCAAATCTTGACCTTGCAAAAAATTTATCTGTTTCAGCAAACCAAGCAGAAGACAAAATTACTTTACCATTTTCATCCACGCCATTAGATGTTAGATATACCACAATATCAGCGTTATTGCGAACAACCTTCATACTGCGAACGTCGCCTTTAGGAACAATTTTTCCTTCTTCTTTTGAATATTCGGCATGACCGATAAAGTATAGTGTATATCCAGCTTTCATTAAACGGTCTAATTCAGTCCAAAATTCTTTTTCGTACTCTTTCCATAAACCGTAACCATTGTTACCTTCACCAATAGTTTCTACACCATATTTTTTACAAATATAATCCTGACAATATTGAGATGCTGTATAAACTTCATCAAAAATAATTGTTTGATATAATTCTTTAGCTTTAGCTAATGTTTTTGGATCGGTCAATTGTTTATTAATCTTTTTAAAATCACGCCAATTGTTGATTGGTAAAAACGGAACGCCAGAAATGGCACGAATTCCTTGTTCAAATCCGAGATAAAAAGGTTTTTTCATTCTGGTGCCTTGTTTTGTTTTTCCGGTGGAGTTATTTCCATAAACCAAAATCATTTTTCCTTCAAGACCTTCAGCAATTTGAGAAATTTGCGGCGAAAAAATATCGAATGTTTCCAAAGTTTTACCTCCCTATTATTAAATTGGATGAGAGATTTTACATCTCCCATCCATATAATTTTAATTAAAACCAAGCATACATATTTCAAAACGGCAACTCTTCATCAGAAATCCTTTTCTTATCCTTTTTAGTATCAAATCCTTTTTTCGGTTTATTATCCTTTTTCTTATCTTCATTCTTTTTATTTTTTAATTGCTCCAACCAAACTTCTCTTTCAGTCAAGGCTTTTTTGATTACTTCTTTATCATATGCTTTAGGATCATCTTCATCGTAAGGTTCAGATCCACCTGTAATCAAATATTCTCTAACAGTTTTTGTCGTAACTTTCTTTTGAGGCTTACCAAATGCTACGGGTTTTTCTTCTTCTTTTACCTCTTTATAATTGATGATATCGCCATATACCCTTGCCGTTACTCCGGGTTCATAATTTTCACTTACAAAATCTGCTCCATCTTTATCTACAACAAAGTCAAAGGGAATAACTTTACCCTCATAAAGAACAATATAAGCTTTTACAATTGCGCGACCAGTTTCTTCATCATTTTTATATTCTGGACTAACACTTTTTACAACAATTTCAACATCAAATTCTGCCCTTGGATTAAATTCCTCATCTGCGCGAATTCGAGTAATAAAATTGGATTGAATTTGTGGAATTGAACGCAATTGATCGTCTTGACCATAATATTCATTTAGTCGAATGCTGCCACCAGTAACACGAACCCTATCAGCTTCTTCTCTACCATTAGAAGCCACAGATTTATACTCGTTCATGGCAGTTTTTAAACCTTTATAAATGCTGTTTTCCGTTCCATCATTTTTGTATTTATATGTAAAGAATGATACTGTATGTACTTCATTTTCTCTTACTTCAATATCCATTTCGCCAGTAATAGCTTCTTTTCCATTTACTTCTTTTTCTTCTAGGCGATTTTCCAAAAGTGTACCTTCAATTAATACAAAATTTTCTGCTTGTCGTAAAGTAGTTTTATTTTCTTCTGTCATAAATTTACTATCTCTCCTTTTTATATTTTATTTTATAAGATGTCTACTTCATTTATTTTTTATAGGTGGTGATCGTACCACAATATCACTCCTTTATTTAAAGTATATCTATATCAACTCATTAAATGAGGTTGCTTAAGGGTTTCATGAATAATACTACTATATTATATTTACAATGTCAAGATATTTATATTTTATGTTTAATGTTTAAATAATTGATACAACCATGAAATGATTTGCACAATTCCTATCCACCAAGGAACACAAATCAAAAAAATAATTATTAAACCTAACAACAGATTTTTCTCTCTAGGAATCATATTCACACTTCCTTGAACATGACAGTGTTAAATGCTTCATTGGGAAATTCTTTTAGATAAACGTATGATACCCATCCTCCAACTTCCACACGATCTACCGTGTAAATTTGATTCTTATCAAGAATTTTATTTGCATATTCCTTTTCTCGATCAAAACCATTTTCATTCATAAATTTAACCTTTGTTCCTTCTGGAGCATAAATACTCATTGGTTCAAAATCTTGTTTAATGATAAAATTCAAAATCATCACTTCCCTTACATTAAAAAGTGTAATTTTATAAATCAATAATTTCGTACTTAAATGGAGTAGATACAACCAATATACCACCCTCTTTTAATGTTTCTTTCATACTATTATGTATATGTTCAATCGTCTCCATTGGAAGCAAAGGAAATCCGTTTTCATCAGTAGGAATTTGGTTAATAATTACTTTCTTAATATTCATTTTATCACCTCCAAACTTTATAAAACTCTTCTTTTATCGGATTTTAATAATTAGTAAAACAGAGAAAAATAGAGATAGAGGGAGAAAAACAGAAATAAATTTGACTACTATCACTCTAAAATCTCTAATCTAACTCTTTTACTCCTTTTTGCAAATGCGTCAATAGGTATTCCACCAATTTTATATTCATTATAATATTGCCTTTTGACTATTTCTAATTCACCCTCCAATACATTACTTGTGTATTGCTTAAAACTATGTACAAATTCATCTACTCCATTAAATTCATATGTTACAATTTCTTCCTCACCATTAAAATCAAACTTAAAAATTATTTCTGCTTCATCTTCTCCTGCCGATTCCTTCAATCCACACACTTCTAATTGCAAACCATATTGATCAAATATTCTTCCAACAATCTCTTGGGCAACAGAAAAGAAATTCTTATAATGCTCAATAGCTTCATTTAAATCTATAAATCGATAGTAATAATAATCCCAATCACCTTCTCCAATTAAACATGTAAAGTTATGAATTGGAGAATTCATATTTACTAGAAAACCACCGTTATCATGGTCTGTTTTTACCTTAATATCTACATAGTCTGGTAATTCTTTTTTAAATGCTTTATAAATTTTCT